GTGATCCTTGCGAGCCCCTAGGAGAACTATGCCGTGTTGATCTTGAAGATTACTTCCTTCTTCTGATCCAGATCGTTCGGATCCCCATCGAAGTTCAGGAGGAATTTCTTCTTGCCGTCGTTCTCCTCGACGTCCATGGTCCCGTCGTACTTGCTGTCGCTCTTGTTGTAAGAACGCGTGGAGACCCCGACAAGGGCCCCGATGAAGACGTTGATGGCGGCAATGGTCCCCACGACATCTTGCGCTCTGGGAAGACCCCAGATCAGCGACAAGGCGAAGTACAGAGCGCCAAGTGCCGGAAGAGTGACCGTTGCCGCGGTCTTGAGGATGTCGTACGTCCTGTTGTTGAGCAACGATGTGTTATCGCTGGGCATTGCCACCAGTCCTATGTGATCTTGATGCGTTGGCAATCTGCGAATATCGATTTGCGGATCGCAAAGGAAGGCTTGTAACTTCCGTCATGATTCGCGCCGCTACGCCGTTTCCACCAAGCGCTTTGTATGGTTCGTACAGGTACTTCTGGAACTCTTCGAGTTCGTCGTTACTGATCCAGCCTTGTTCGATGTACTGCAAGCCAAGCTGAACGATCTTGGCGTAAGCAAGCCCCATCAAGAGTTTGTTATTGGCATCCTTAGCACTGCCCCGGTGCTGAAAGTATGCCCAAAACCCCGAAGACGCCCCAACTGTTGTAATGAAAACCATTAGAGCCTGAACCAAAGGATTCATCATTCCCCCGCACCCCCTCGTGTGCTTGATGGTTGGGACAAACCATTTAGCTAGTTTGTTTCCATTCGCCTTCGAATTTGGCCCATGGTTGTGCGATTCGCCATACGCCTCCTTCTTTCACGTAAGGAATTGCAAGCCGCCAAATATCCCCGTCTTTGATTCTAGCGCCTTCGGTAGTTCGATTGCTTGCAGCAGCTGAGTAATCGCTCCAGCCAATTGCGTTCCGAACTCGGACCCAGAAATAGTAAACCTGGCCCGGAACTAGCCCGTCGATCCATGCCGGAGGCCATTGCCAAACATAGTCCGTCGGACCGTTTGGATCTGTGCCGTACCCGACTTGGTGTTCAGTGATGGCAGAACCACCATCCCAGTTTGTGTTCCAGCCAACGTTTACTGATTTTGGCTGGATGTTGTAAATCCAGGGAGTACTAGGCCCCGCAGGAACCTGAGCGATAAGTGCTTGGGATCTGGCCGACCAAGCACTATAACCAACTGAGTTATGTGTCCTGGCCCAGAAGTAGTAGGTGCTCCCCGTATCGAGCGGATAAATAGGCGTGTCGCCGTCCGACCCGATGATGATCTGAGGAGCACCCGCGTTCTTTCCGTATCCGATCTGTCTTGAATTGATTGCTGCGCCGCCATTTGCCCCGTCGGCGAACGAAACATTACAAGAGTTGAACGTCACATCGGATACGTACGGCGTTGTTGGTGGTGCTGGAACTGTTGCCATATCTACCTACCCGATGAACTTGAAGTAGATATCGCCATCGTTCCCGCCAGTGGGATCACCCCAACCTGAGCTGATCCCAGCGGCGGTTCTGTAGTTGTTCTTTCCGACAGGGATGAGTGCCTTGATCTGAGCGACGAAGTCTCTGGTGCGGTTGATCTCTCGCGACCCCCAACGAACTCGGCCTTCCTCGCCCGTATCCGGCACAAGCGTGAAGCCTGCAGCGGCAGCCTGATCTCCAACGGCCATGTCAAACCTCCTTCGCTGAATTTACGGCAGCTCGTCCCAATGCTCTGTAGTGAGCTCGGACCAAACTGTAGTGCCAAACGAGAGCCAAGAACCTTCGTTGACGAATGCGTTCAGAGCCAACGTCGGATATGCGCGCTCGCCTTCACGATCTGACACGAAGATTTGTTCAGTGACTCGCATGTAACTGGTAACGCTGTCGGCATTGCGAATCTCGACGATGTCGCCGAGCTCATAATCCCGACCGTACTTGTAAAGGCTGTTCGGGTTGATCTCCCCATCAAAGGCGGCAACGGCCTTGTTTTTAGCGAGCTCCTCCCGACCTCGCTGAATCATAGCTGCAGCCGGATCCGGATTTTCGTCCGTAATATCGGTTGCGTTGACCACGAGAACTCGTCGCTCAAATCCATCGACATCGGGAGTGACATCTGCCGAATATACCACCTGATAGCCCGCCGGGGAAAAAACGTAAGCGACATTCTTGGCGTTGGTGGTAGTCGCGAGTTCTGTCGTATTCTGTAGGTTGTCCAATTCCGGAGTGAATATAACCGGATTGAGGACCGTTTGTGCGGTGGTTCGATCGCTTCCCATGTAAATGTCGAAATACAACTGGGAAGTGTCGTAGAGCCGAAGAAGGCGAAAGCCGAAGTTCCAAACCTTCGCCAGATCAGAGATTGCCGCGTAAACCGTCTGCGGATCGAGATCTGTGGTGATCACATCGTCAGGTTCGACGATGGTGCTAGCCGGCATAAAAGTTCCCTCGATGATGAAAGGGATCTGATCTCCGGCATTCAAGGTTCCGGTCACGCAGATGTCGTGAAATATCTTTCTCGCGACCTCTGTGGGCGTATCAGTGATCACCCACTTTGGTTCCGTGGTCGTGTCGGAAAGCGTATTCTTAGCAACACGGTTCTCAAGGATTCCTTCCAAAGAAGGACCCTTCACTTTCAGAACCTTCTCGCCATCTTCGTTAATGTCGTCTTCGAATTCCTGAACTTCCATGACTCGAAACGACTCGTTGCAAGCAAGAAGTGTTCCGGTCTTCAGGCGAGAACGACTTTCACGCGTTGAATTGATGATGAGTTCGAAGTCGCCTTTTTCCTGAAAACGCTCAGTCCAAATGCAAGAATCGAACACATCAATGACCTGATCGCGTTGCAGAAGGCTGTTAAGAGTGTACAACTCCATTACAACCCTCCGTACTTATTCAGGTATTCAACGGTGTATGGAATTCCGGCACCCGTCGCATAAACGCGGATGTAGTTGTCGCCCTGGGTAAGTTCGATCCAACCCGATTGAGGGGACAGTGACTTCATGATCGAGCTGCTTGAGCCGCTTCGTGTGAGTGTCGCGCTCTTGGCACCTCGAATGGTGCTCACTTCAACTACATCCGCGTTTATGAGCGGGATTGAGAAGTCCATCGTTCGGACATCGCCGTTTGGAGCTCGATGGTAAATCGTGAAAGCATCTTCCGTGCGATTTACGTTGAGCGTGAACAGGATGCCAGTCTCGACCGTACCATCGTAATCGAGCAGAGTTTCCGTTGTGGTTGCGGTGGATACCCCAGGCACGATCACCGGATCTGGATCGTAGAAATCCGGATCGAAACACATGACCGAAATATCCACCGCAGGCTCGTCGCTGAAGAGCACTGGAACACAGGATTCCACTCGACCTGAAATGTCGACATCCGGTTCGTCCAGCATGAAGAATGTCAAGTCCACCGCGGACTTGGTCATGAAGTAGCTGTACAGAGCCTTTCTTAGTTTCTGTACAGAACCCGTTCGAAAGTCCGGCGCCAGGCCAAGGCGAAACGTGATGTTTCTAGCTTCTCTTCTACTGGAGTGGTACTGAGTACCGTCCAATTGAGCGAAACTCGATGACACGATGGTCGCCTTGACCGGCCCCAAACCGTCGATGTCTTGAACGAGATACCCCGTCTCAACATCTTCCAGCGGAAGAGAAAGAAGGTCGCCCCGGTTGTTTCGGACTTCCACTTTGGTAAGCATTACTCGGCCTAGACCCCCTTCTTTTACCTCTTCAATACAGAAAGCTGGTTGTTTGTCTGACGATACACTTCGGCCGCGGATATAGCCTTCGGCGAGGTGTTGTACTGGTTGTATACGATCGACGTCGATTTCTGTGGCGTCGCCGTTGCTGTCTTACTCTTGGTAGTAGACGAAGTCGATACGTTGTTCGCAAGAGTATACGTCTTTACCGGTGTTTTAGGCGCCGGTGTTTTGACGCTCGACGTCACTACCGGCTTGGCGACCGGCAGAGTGTTTTGCTTGGGCGCAGTCTTCTTTGAAGAAACGTTCAGCGCTTCGATAGCCCCATCAACAGAGCTCTTCACGCTTTCGGCAAGACCCGGCTTGAGCTTAGCGTTGATCGCCTTGATCATGGCATCGGCAAGCTTGTCCATGGCCTTCTCGATCGTGAGTTGCTGGCTCTCAAGACCCTTGACGATACTGGCCGCGGAATTCACGGCAGCCTGGTATAGATTTGTCGATGCC